ATCGTGCCGAGGAACTTGGAAGTTCAGATTCTTGGAATCACCGAACTACAAACTGTGGACAAATATGGACCCAACGCGACTATCCTCAACGGAGAGGTCGGCAAGATTTACGGAATCAGCGTCTTCGCTACTTCCGCTATCGCCACCAACCTCAACGCGACCGGTGTCTTCGACGGCATAACCACCAACAAGACGGTGGCTGTTCTGTGCAACAGGCGTTCCCCAATAATCGGGAACTCGACTGTGAGCGACCGCAGGTTCTCGATAGACTTCCACGACGAGCCAACGAAGGACCGATTCGTCTTGATTCCACGACAGGACATAGCATTCGGTCTGCGCTACGCAGATGCCGTCTGCAAGATGGTCGGAATCACCACAGTCTGAGTCGGCTGACCGCTACTACTGACTGACTAACTATCACCATTGAGGCCGCGCCTTGCGCGCCGCGACGGTGAATAACCCCAACAAGGGAGGAATAGGACATGGTGACGACAGGTATCACGATGGGGCCACTCATCATTGATGAATCCACAGTCACCTATCTCGACTACTGCACTCTTGCTGATGTGGAGGCATACGCAGGGGTCAATTTCAGCGATGGGATTGGACCCACAGATGCCGAGATTGGGACGATGATTACCAACGCTTCTCGACTCGTAGATACCTTCGCCGGAGTTCAGATTGCCGGAACTGTATCAGCCACCGAGTTTTTCGACGCCAACATCTTCCAATCTCACCTCGTTCTCACTCGCAGACCCGTCGCCTCGGTGACGAACATTTGGGAGGTTGATGACGCCGGGAGTGAAACGGCGTTGGTGCAGGGCAGGGTTCGGAACACCTCCGACTATTTCCTCCACGACGGGGATGCGGGAATCGTTCGGTTCATGGGGAACCTTGAGAGGACCGCGAAGGAGTATATCAAAGTCCAATACATCTCAGGCAACACCACTCCACCACCCGAAGCCAAGATGGCTACAATCATGCTCGTAGTTCGCAACGCCGCGCGCGCCGCACTCAACGACGAGAACTGCATGGACCGCATCAAGGAGATGTGGTCGCGCTTGCTCAGGTCAGCCGACGATGATGTGAGTGATATGCTCGCTCTCGTCAAGAATAACGCCCCCGTTGCGGTGGCGACTTTCGGGCTGGATGGGGCATACTGATGGCTATCACAGACGCAGGTGTCCCGGCCATTGACCCTCACACGATGCTGACGAGTCTGCTGACGAGCAACATGACCTCACCGGATGGAGTATGGACTCCGACCGTCAATGCAGAATGGCTTGAGTTCAAGAAGCAGAAGACCTACCAAATCGCCATCACACCTCTCTACTCAGCCTCCACCGAGTTCAACCTCACAGGAGGCAACAGCACAGCCGAGCCACGCATCTCCACAGCATACTACTCCATCACCCTGTTCGCTCCCACTCGCATCAAGGTGTGGGGCCTCTATCAGAAGGCGATGCTCGTTCTCAACAATCAGACCTTGACCTCTCCGCAATCGGGTGGGACCTACGCTGGTGTGGCCTCGACAGACTACCACTTCGTCAGAGTCATCCGAACCGAGGAATCGAAAGCCGTCCGCATCTCCGACCCTGACTGTGGTCCGGGCAAGACCAATGATTCTGATTGTGTAGGCTACCGTGTGGAAATCACAGTAGCCTGTCGCTGGAATGAGTGAGTAGGCTCAACGGTTAAAAGCCCCGAAGATGGGGAGGTTCAAACAATGGGTCTTGCAGATTTGCTCAAGGACGAATTGAAAGCATTGTGTGTGGAACACGAACTCGCCACAGACGGAACGAAGTCTGACTTGGTGGCTCGCTTAGAGCCGGTGTTGTCGTGGGACAACGAGAACGATGGAAATGAGGCCGAGGAAGGCCCCATAGAGGCCGAGGAAGCATCTGAGGGTGGTAATACCGCATCTGAGGGTGACGATGACTCAGAACAGCCTCAATCAGATGACGCTCAATTCATCCACGACACCTACATGAAAGTGCTTGGTCATGGACCGGACGAGGGTCACATGAATCATTACTGCAAGATGTTGCTCTACGGGAATATGTCGCGCGATGATGTGACTTATGGAATCGAGAATTGTATGGAAGCCCTACGACTCAACGCAGAACTTTCGGAAGATGAGTAATGCCCTATAAGGACCCGGTAAAACGCCGGGAATACAACCGTCGCTATCAGAAGGCATACTACCGCAAGCATATCGTTGTGATGCGTCAGAGGGTCAAGAACCGCAAGCGTGAGATTAGACGCTGGTTTGAGGAATACAAACAGGGGTTTGAGTGCGAAGTCTGCGGCTTCTCCGGTGAGGAATGTGCGTGGTCACTTGAGTTCCATCATAAGGACCCATCGGAGAAGGACAACATCATCGCCTACATGGTCGGCAACGCCTACTCCAAGAAGCGCATCCAAGCGGAGATAGCGAAGTGTTCTGTCCTCTGCGCCAACCACCATCGTCAATTGCATTTCGATGAGCGTCAGGCTCGGCTGGCTCAGGAAGATGACGAGCAAGAATGAGCCGCCTTCGGCAGACTTGCCAGCAGGTCCAACCGACCCGAAATGTTCTGTGGAACATCGCCCTCGCGTGCGCGTGCGCGCGAGCGCGTGAGGCCAAACTTCGATTCCAGCCTGATTTCGACGATTCGCCTCGCAGGTGTGTGGGGGCGCGGGCGCGTGTGTGCGCGCGGGCGCGAGGAACGGCGAGTTCAAGACGGTGGGGATTCGTGGCGGGAATCATGGCGAAGAAGGGCGTTGTCCTGTGTGGTAGGAAGTGGAAGGGTCGCTGTGATATTCACGACCGGAAGTGTTCCATCCCTGTCGAGTTCCCATCAGGAGATTCTCGGTTGGATTTCGTAGCCAAGATGAGGCGCATGGGAGGGCAGAGTCACTCGGCTGATTCTGACCATCGCTGTGACCTATGCGAGCGCGAGCGTCAGGAAGGAAGGCACGCTGGTTGGTATCGAACTGACCCGAAGGATGGAAAGGTCAAACCGACGGCTCTCGTTGAGAGGTTGGAGAAGGAGCGGCGAGAGAAGCGCGAGAGGATTGAGAAGGAGAAGCGCAAGAGAGCCAAACGACACCGCGACAGTCAATAACCCCTTCATGTGAGTCGTATGGCATGGCTGTCCATGCTTTCACCGGAGTCACCGGAAAAATTACCACTAACGGCACTCTTGTTGGATATGTGAGTGGCGACTTCACACTCGCTACTGCAACCGGCAAGTATGTGACTCTTGGAAGCAACAGCGCGACCGCAAATACTCGCGGTCTGAACTCGGCAAGTGGAACTCTCAAGAAGGCTTGGGGTCTTGACGACGACGAATTGTATATTTGGTTCAATGGTGATTCGGAATACGACATCATCTTCGATGCTGATTCGGCAGGGACTCACTCCTACACGATTTCATCTTGCGTCATCACAGATTTTGCGATTGAGGGCCTTGAGGCAGGGAGCGAGGGCGCGTTAATGGTCAATGCTTCCTTTGAGGGCCTCACATGGACCCGCGATGTTTGAGAGTGACCCCTCCCATTGATAACGGTGGGGATTGCTGGTTAATTCCGAGGACGATAAGATGTCGTGGATTGATGGCGCAATTGAATCGGGGAATGCTCCGATTGATGTGGATGTATCAGACCTCGACCTTGATGTGGATGTTATCCAAGTCAAACCAATCTCAGCCAATGAATATAACCTACTCAAACAGGACCCCGAAGTCACCAAGATTACCGATGAGCAAGACCGCTTGGAAATCTTGGGGATGCTCACCGTTTGCACGATGCTCAAGAAGTGCGACAATACTATCTCATGGGGCAAGTTCAGACAGATGCCTCTCACTCTCATCTCCAAACTCGCAACACTATGCACCGAAGCCGTCGGAACCGATGGTGGTGGTGGTGTCTTGGGGGAATAGCGACAGCATCTCAATCGCCGGACGGTCAATACCTGTTCGCTCTGCTCACTACAATCGGAATCACGCTCGACGAGTGGCGCGACCTCGACCCGCGAGATTCGGTGTTCTACTCAGCCGCATTCTCGGAGCAGAATCGACAGAAAAACAAGACTCGCAGATAGAGGTGATGACCTGTGGCTGATGACGCCAAACTCAAGGTCATCATCGAAGGCGATTCAAAGGCTCTCATCGCCGCTGTTGGGGCGGCATCAGCCGCGACGGCATCAGGCGGCAAGGACATCAAAGGCTCTCTCGCTTCGATAGGGAAGGCATTCACCGTAATGGGAATCGCGGCGGTGGCGGCAGGGACGGCAATCACAATCGGATTCGTGAAGAAGTCGGTGAATGCGTTCATCGAGTTTGAGCAAAGCCTGACCCGCATCAACGCTGTGATGACCGAACTCGATGCAACCCAACGACAGACTCTCCAACAGAGCATCCGCGACATCGCCGCCGAATCACAATTCACAGCCCGACAGGTCACGGACGCGGCGACCCAATTGGTCTTCGCAGGTATGGCCTATGACGACCTCATCGGTGACGAGGACAAAGGCATCACAGGTGCAGTATCAGCCCTCGTTGATTTCGCCATCGCCGCTGGAACCCCGGTCGAAACAGCCGCCGAGATTTCGATGGCCGCGCTGAGTGGATTCGGCTTGGAAGTCAAGGAGATGACGAGGGTCATGGATGTGATGATGACCACCTACACCTCCGCCTTCGTGACGCTTGAGGAACTCGGTCAGACGATGAAGTTCCTCGCACCCACAGCGAGGGCCGCTGGTATCTCAATCGAGGAAGCCGCAGCAGCAGCGGGCGCACTCGGAAATGCGGGCCTAAAAGGGACTATTGCAGGGACCGGGTTGCGTATGTCTATCAACAAATTACTCTCTCCGACTGACGATGCCCGGAAGGTCATGGACGAACTCGGACTCTCCTTCTTCACACTCACTCCGCGAGGCGAAACAGCGCAAGTCGCGTTGCAGGGATTGTCCGGTTCCTTGCGCCAATCCACACGCGAATTAGAGGCCACCAAGTTTGCCGTCGAAGCACTCAACAACGAACTCTCAGACCTTTCAATCGAACAGCAGAGGAACAGCCTCGCCATCGCTGAGATTCGACAGCGAGCCGCGCGTCAGGGTAGAACCTTGACTGACCAAGAAATCAAGACGGTCGAGAGGCTCCAAATGGCGAATGAGGACTTGAGCATCCAACAGCAACGACTCGGTATAGAGCAAGCGGTAGCGACGAAGGCACAGGAGAAGAACTCTAAAACGGTGGCTGACCAAAAGCGGCTATATGGTAGCCTCAATCGAGAGGTTCAGATGCAGACCACAGGACTAACAAGCCTCGTTGATGTGATTAACCAATTGGAGGCGGCAGGTGCTACCACATCACAGGTCTTGGAGATATTCTCTGTGCGCGGTGGAACCGCCATCATGGCTCTCTTGGGACAGGCTGATGCCTTCCGAGATTTGACCGAGGCTAACTACGAATCACAGGGAGCGTTGGCGGCATTCATTGAGGAAATCAAGACCTCGGTAGCCTTCGCTATGATGCAAGTCAAATCGAACTTTGAAGAAACCCAATTGGTCATCGGTGAAATCTTCGCAGACCTACTCACGATGGATGGTGGGGTTGCCGAGGCGATGAACGGAATCGCGGAGAGTATTCGCGCTAACAAGGAGGATTGGAAGGACTTGGCTAAATCAATAGGCGACACCATCGTCCCGTTGCTTTTCGCAATACCCGCCCTCATCGACGGCATCACACGCGCATTCGCAAACATGAGGCCATTCCTCAATGTAATCGTAGGGCTGTTCAAACTTCTCGGAATCATTCTATGGCCCGTCTTCAAACTCCTTGAGGGAATCGCATGGGTAGTGGAAAAACTCACCGGCTCAGGCAAAGCAGGTAGCGTGGCTGCTTCGGCAGGTGCGGGGGTGGCAACAGGAGCCGCTATCGGTAGTATCATTCCGGGTGTCGGCACAGCCGTCGGAGCCGTTGTTGGAGGTGTTGCCGGAACCATCGGAGCGTTGCACGAAGGCGGAGTCACGACGGGGCCAAGTGTGAATCTCATTGGAGAGGCTGGCCCGGAGGCCATTATCCCACTCGACAAACTTCCCCGAATTATCGCAGATGCCGGATATGTTCCACAGAACATGGCCGCATCCCCGCGCGGGGGGCCAGCGCAATCGGCAGGTGGATTAACCATCAATTTCGGAAGCATCTCTATCTCAGGTGGAACCAACATGACGAGTGCATCAATTCGTGAAATCATGCGAACCGAGATGCCGAAAATCGTGAAGGACTCCTACGCAAGTGGAGCAAGGGGAGTGGTCTGATGGCTTCTATCAAACAGGAGATTACCAAGCCGTTCTCGCGGATGCAGAATGGCCTTGTCGAAATCCAACGATGGTGGCCCGCCTATGTGAAGAACGACGGGGTGGGTGGCTTGACGGTCAGTCCGACTCTCTACGCCACGAACTTCGGCCCCAAGACCAACGCTGATGAGGGTGGTCTGAACGACGAATCAAACACACCGGGAGTCAGGGTCGAGGTCATTGACGACGACGGCACAACGACCGCTGGAACCTACACCCTGACCATCTCCGGCTCAGGGACCATGAACCCTCGCGTGACCGTCAATTACAATGGCGTCACCTACGCTTGGATGCTCGTTGCTCCGAGTGCAGAGGGAGTCAGCACCACCGTAGTTCAAACGACATACGAGGTGGACCCCATAGGAGGGAATGACGAAGTAGCCACCGCTGGCTCTCCGTCGAAGAAGCCGACCAATTACACCGGACCATTCCCGGTCTTCCAAACCATCCAAGAGTTCGCTGAGATGCTCGACACCTACCGGCACATCGCCGTAGGAGGCGGGACTGTGACTGACGACAGGAAGAAGGCGTGGCTTCCACATGGTCTGATTGGTCGAGATGGAGTGTCGTCTGCGGCTGTTTTACCCGACATGGATGCCGACCCCCGAATCACTTCCGCCGAGTATGACGACACGATGAAAATCCGAGCGACGGTCTTCATGCCGATGATGCTCGACAACAACCAATTCGACAAGCGAATCACCGGTGCAGATGTGTCGTTCGCTTGGCCTGAGAATCCTCTTGATACACTTTGGGATGGCCTCAAGCAACAGGGCATCACTCGCTACGATGCTGACCCTACGGGAGCCGACAAGACCACTATCCGCTACAAAGAGTGCGGGTATTCCGGCGACCACCTTCTCGGAGCCGTTGGAGCGTGGTCATACTACCAAAATGCCGCGACCTACAAATCCACAGGTGGAAGCACGACAACCAACATGGGATTCGGGAACCCCGACATCTCTCTCGACACGACCGCCTCCATAGGTCCGAAGTATCGGATGAGGATGGCTCTCGCTTGCTTCCTCAAGGACGGCACATACACACTCAACGACGGGGGCGACATCATCCCCTACATCTACGACCCGGACCGCACCATTGGAGGCACGAATACGGACACCCTCTATGCGGTGTGGGACGGCAAGAAGGGCTACGGCACATCTCAGCCTATCAAGGACGATTGCTCGGCTCAGATTTACCCCATGTTCGACTTCGTGCAGGGGCCACTCACACCAGCATCTCAGGGCAACAATTTCGATTCATCGGTGGTGGAACAGGAGGCTATGTGGTGGCCCGCCATCAAGACCTCTCAAGCCCTCAACACTACTCAGATAATCAACCCTCGACAGTTCCTCGTCAGGCCCAATCCTAAACGCACCAAAATACTCGCAATCGAGAAGTCCAATACGGGTTCCATCAAAGTCTATATCGACGCGAACTCGACGGATGGAGTGACCTTCACCGGAGGTCCTCAGATGCCGGTGTTCATCAGCGGAATGACCGGTTCCCTCGGCACAGATGCCGACAACGCAAGCACCCGCTGGAACGCCAATGACGATGGGGATAGGGGAACCGCTGCTTGGTGGGCGTGGGGGATTGAGAATAAGATTGACCATAACGGGTGGTGGCTGATGAATGCGGTGAGTGCTGTGACGACAGGCAATTTTGGAATCGGCACGAAGACCTACCAAAGCATCGAGATTCTCTTAGCAAATGATGTGTGGTCAAGCACCGCCACATCTCTCTACTCGCTGGTGTCGTCAGACGCCTACATCACACAGGGTCGGTTGGGAGGGCCGCGCGATGACCGAGGCTACAATGGAATCCAAATGCAGATGACGGCGGGAATTGGTTCAGGGGCTTTCGATGGTCTGAGAGGGACATCAACAGGGTTCTTCGCAGGGTGTGGTCAGCCTGATAGTTCGGCTCCGGTCGGAGGTTCCACAGACACAACCTATCCGGGTCGTCCGACGCTGTATGAACCCGAACAGACGAACTCTGATGGACAGGTCGTGAGCGCG